ACCTACGTTAGTAATATTGTTATCACCAAATGATACATCACTTGCAAATGAAGCCGCACCACCAAATGTTAGTGTACCAGATATATCTACATTACCATTTATATCTACAGTTGTAGCCGCTATTTGTATTTCTGTGTCAGCTACTAAATCTAATTGTCCATCTGTAGATGAATTAATATATATCGCTGTATCTCTAAACTGTAATTTTTCTGTGCTAGCTACAAGTATATCATCTGAAAATTCAAAATAATCTTCATCTTCCATCCATTTTAAAACACCATCAGATGTTTCGCCATCGAATGTAATTGCTATATCTGTTCCTGCTGTACCCGCACCAAATGTTAAAGTGTTGCCCAGTAATTTAGTAATAGGGCCACCCTCTGCGGCTGTACCATCGTGAGTATGTCCTGTACTAGAAGCAAACGCCGCTAGTAATTGGTCAAACTCTGCGTTAAAATGCGATGCCTCAATGACTGCACCGTCAGTAATATTACTACTACTTTGTCTTGTGTATGTTGCTCCCATCTACCTTCTCCCTCCAGGTATAAATTCTAATTCAAATCCTTTTAATGATAATGCTTGTTTTGCACTTATGTCTTCCATTTTAAATGCTACTACAAAACCAGAACCTTCAACTGATTGTCTTTCTAATGGAAATCCAGAAGAACCGTACGCTGATGTTCCAAATGTTCCAGAACCATAAAACGCCGCAACTAATGCAGACGATGATAATGGATATGAATCTGGTTGTGGTGTTGCAGTATCATCAAAATTATATCTTAATTTAAATCTCTGATTATCAGAGTCTATAGCTTCATTAACTTCAAAGTTTAATAAAACTCTTTGCATTGTTTTTCTAATACCACCATCTCCTAACGTCATGTCTGGAGAACGATAAAATGCACTTATAGATTCTGTAGAGGATTCTCTAGTAAAAGAACCTCCAGATTCTTGTTTATAAACAAACCCATCAAATCCACCATGTATTACTGTTTCTACATCACTTACAAAAAATGAGTCACAGCAAGATGGTTTTATGCCTTTTAAATCTGCATATTCAAATCCTAAACCACCTTCTACACCCTGTTTTAAAACAGCTATAATACCTTTAGCGTTTGTTTCTGCTACTTCAGTTGTAGGATAAAATAATCTGTATTGAGATTTACCTCTAATTATTGTTGATGAAATATTATCTGTTCCTATATCTGCAATTCTTTTTTGTATTTGTTTAGATACTGTACCTAATTCTACGTCACCAATTCTTTCTGTACCTGCAATAGTTCTTAAACCATCTGGTGCTAAATATAATAAGTCACCACCTATCTCTTGAATACTCTTACCATCTACGCATCCTATTTTACGAGTAACAGGAGATACTACAAAATCTGAACTAGAAGAACCTGTAATTTTAAATATTCTATCTTCGCCAAATACAAATAATTGTTCACGGAAAACTTTAAGTCCTACTATAGTTGTATCTACTTTTATTGTTCCGCCACCTGTATCAAAGTCATCTTCTGTAAAAGGCCCAGAAAATGTTACACTAGATATAGCATTTGACATACCTGCATAGAACATATGATTTTTAAAAGATGCAACAAACTTTGGATTAGTAGGTGCTGTTCCTCCACCTGTAGCATTTATTTCATCAACATTAAAACTTGTATCTATACTAAAAGCATTTGTAGAACCTGTAGCTATCATTATTTTTTCTGTTCCATTATAATTATATCTTTCAAAATCATAACGAAAACTTGTTCCTTTACCTGTTGTTACAGAAGTCCATGAGCCACTAGTTGTGCCACGAACTACAGTGCCTCCTCTAGCCGCTAATACTACATCATTAAATATTGCAACCATATCTATTATTTCATCAGATGAAGATACTTGCGGAACTATATTGGTATTATACTTTGTTGTTCCTAATATTTTTTTATAACCACCTGCAATGTCTGGTTCAAAGTTTTGTAATTGTAGAGCCTCACCTGGCTCCATGTCAAATATATCTTTGTTTAAAATTAACCCACCATTACAAGTTATAATAGCAGGGGTTATTTGTGAATTATCTGGCATTAGTATGCAAACCTAGAAAGATTAACTCTTCCATCTCTCATGTAAGAACTTTTTTCTATAAGATTAAGTCTTATTCTTTTTACACCTTCTTCAAATTCTGCATTAGCTATATTAGCCGCAGGTACATCTGAACGAAGTTTATATAAATAATATTTTGCTCTATTAACTATTATATCGTGATATTGTACTGCTAAATCTGGAGTATCTGTAGTAGCACTTAAATCTGTATGAACTTTAAAATATTCATATTCTATTCTGTATGTATCTTTATCTGGAACAGGATGTAATCCAAATTTATTATCATTTGTAAAATATACATAATCTGGACAAGCCTGTGTGTCACTAGAATTAGTTAAAGCTGTTTCTGCAAATCTTTGATAGTAATCATCATAAGTTATATATCTTAATTTTTTTACACCTATATCTTCAGATATTCTAACATAGTCTATATCTAACTGTACTCCAGATGCTGTTTCAAAATATATGTATAATGTTTGTGCTGTTGCTGTAAATGTTGTATCTAATATTGCACCATCTCCAAGATTAGATACAGATTTAGTTGTATCTATAAGCTCTCCACCTGCAACAGATGTTCCTACTTTTATTGCTACTGTGCTAGTAGAACCAGAAGGACTCATAACTCTTACTTGTAATCTGTAAGTTTTATTCTTTACTGCTGATATTGCTTGATATGCCGCCGCATCATTTAAATTTAATCTTCCATTACCACTAGTTGTATGTGAAGGACTGCCATCTCCTGTAGTCCAATTATTTATGTTAGATGTAAATTCTCCGTTAGTAACTAATTCTTTTGGTCTTAATACAAAAGAATCAAAGTCTACATTTCTAAATGCTAAATCCCCTGTTTGTGGAGAATCTGTGGATGGTAAGTCATATGTTCTTTGACCTACAAAAGTATTTTGAAATGTAGATTTATATAAACTAGGAAGTTCAAATACTTGATTGTATATATCGTTTACAGCTTTATTTATAAAATCTTTTACTGCAGTTTGCACACCACGACTTGAACTAAAATTAGCTGATGTCATTTCAACTTCATTTAGTTCTCTTAAAACTCTGTTACATAGTGTTAAATAATTAGCCATTATATTCCTAATTTTATATTGTTAAATGCTTCTATTGGGTATGAATCAACTTCAAAACATATAGAATTAAAAATTGCATCATGGTCTCCTTGACTCTTAGCGTGATTTTTAAAATTTTGCACATACATTTCAGTTGATGCTAAACAAGTGTCCATATCTGGATATAAATATCCTTGGTATTTTACTGATGGCCAATTTGGCATAGACGTTATTATGATAGCCATAAAAACTTTAATCATTTTTTAAATTTTTTAATAAATCTATAATTAAATCTAATTTTTTTTCTATTGATTCTATTTTCTTTTCTAAATCTTCTTTGCTCTCATCAAAAAATTGAATTTTTCTTTGACTAGCTGTCATATTCCATTCAGTCATATTTTTTTAAGTATTTACAAGGTTTGTTATCATGTAGTCCACAACATTGACCACATTGTGTACATTCACCTTTATATTCTTGTTTATTTTTATCCCAGATAAATGTACATTCTTCAAAACCCATTGGTCTCATTGTATTATCTGAACACAATTTTGGAGGCCAAAACATTACTTCTAATTTGTTTTTAATTACAAGTTTTGTATTAGGGTTTCCTGGAAAGTAATCTTTTGTTAATCCCAGTTTAGATGATTCCCAACAACCATCTGCGTTATTTGTAGAGCTAAATCTTTTTTCTATATTATTATATACAGAACAATAATATTTAGCCATGTAATAAAGGGGGCATTAAGCCCCCTAGATATTATAAATTATGAGCTGTTGGAAGCAGTTTCGTCTGAACCGCTTACATCACACATTAGTGCCCATACTCTTAGTTTACTTGAAGTGTCTTGTGCACCTAACACTTTGACATCAATCGTGTCAGCAGAACCATATACATGTCCTACGTTTGAAGCGTTAATCACTTGAGCACCATGGCCTGTAGACGTTGAGTCTAAACCATCAATGAATCTATCTACATCGCCGCCATCACCCACATCAAGTGTTACACTTGAAGGTGAAGCAGTTAGTACTTCGATTCCTGCATTAATAACTAAAGTTTCAGCAGGTACATTTAATACTTGTACTATGTCGTTAGCCGCAGGGTCAAACAGTGATAAATCAACTGTGTTTTCAACCCAATAAGGCTTTCTTCTAGTAGAAGGATGTCCTGCAGTACCACCAGTTACTTTACTGTAAGTTGTCATTTAGTCCTCCTATTAATCTGAATCGTATGTAAATGTTGCTTTAACAAGAGCTTCCGTACGAAGCACTTTTCTTCCAAATACATGTAGACCTCTTACGATGTCTGAGAATGAATCTGGGTCTCTTACTACTTCTGTTTTAGCAATTTGGTTTGCAGTAGCAGTTGAAGACATGTGTCCAAATAAACCAGATAGAGCCGCAAAGTTGTTGGTCATATATAGTTTAAATCCTTGGATTTGTCCTGCCATTACCTGTCCGTTTCTCAACGGAGAAGCCGCATCACCTGTTACAGATGCATCTAAGAGTTTAGATGAACTTTGAGCAAGTTGCTCATAAAATTCTGGTGTAGATACAAACCATCTATTGTCAGTTGGTACATCACTAGCGTGTAGTGTTTTTGCACCAGATGCCAAAGTATTTAATGGGTCAGTATCGCCAGAACCGTGTCCTGTGTCGATAGTACCTAAGTCAGTACCCGCACCTGCTACCATTGCCGCAAGTACGTTTTCGTCATAAGAATCTTTTAGAGCATATGCTCCAGAAGATGTAGCCAAAGCCTCAAAGTTAATGTGAGATTGTCTTTCTTCAATATCGTCAACTTTAAAAGCGAACGCATTAGCTTGGTCTATAATAAGTTGGATTTGGTCATCAGCCAAGTTTTGGATGTTGATTGCTCCACCTCTAGTATAAGAGCTTACGCTAATTGTTGGTTCTTTAATAATGTTAACGGTATCTCCGTAATTATCAATCTCTCCTGCATAGTCAGTATTAGTAATATCTTCTACGACTGATGCAGTTCTGAAGAACTTTTGGACTTTCTGGCTATAAATAATAGGTAAAAAATTACCCGATGGTAGGTT